AACTTCTGTCTGTATGTTGTATATAATGCTTTATCATCAGCACTAACAGATGAATCAGGAACTTGTGTCCAATCTGTTTCATCTAACAAGAAGTCTCTAGCAATCCTCACATTTAATGGTGTGACTGTCTTTGTCTTTAGATATAATCGTGCTAATTCATTTTGAAAGTCATCATTCTCAAGTGAATCAATTAAATAGAAACCTTCAATTAATTTATCCTTGAGTGCAGTGGCTTCAGCAACACCAACTTGCTCCATCTCATAGTCAACCCACTTGAAAGTATTAGTCTTAAAGTCTTTTACATACTTTCTACGTTTAGCAACATATGTATCATTAGTATACCAACTAAACAATATCAATTTATCCTTATCAGTATCCCATGTAGGATATAATAATGGAGATAAAGTATCAGTCCAATATTCGTTTGGTATTACCTTCGGTAACCCATTATATTCTAATTCCTGTTGTACAACATCTAGTTGTATCTGTAATACAGGTGCTTCAGCGTTAATGGCCATTTTATTATACTAGTCTCCGTATTATTTAGAATGCTTTAATTAAGTATTTACACAATCTATATGGTGTGATCAATGAAACATGATAATCTGGGTCTATAGTTGCTTGTGGTTCAATAGGTGTAGTTCTTCTAAGTGTTAGTTTTGCATCACTAGATCCTAGTCCAGAACTATAAGTGACACCAGCTCCTGTCTCACCTTGAACAGTATATGATAAAGTTTCTACTGCTGCTTTATTAATAGCACCAGCAGTAGGCACGAATACCAACTCTGATACCTTCTCATTCCAGAATATAATTTCACAAATACCATAATGGTCAGTATCAGGGTCATTATCATTTGCATTAGATGGTGTCTGACGTGGTTGTTCAAGTTTTATCTTGACACCTGCTTCCTTTGCATTAGTTGGCATTTGTACACTATAAGTATACCATTTAGTATCACCAGATGCACCATCCCATGCCTCACTGACAGCAGGGACAGTACCAAGAAGAGGATCTTGTCTTGGTACTGTTGGTGTAATAATAGTATCAATTAAAGTCCAACCTGTCTCAGTTGCTCTCTGATAATATACTCTCAATGATTCTTCTGGTACATTTCCACCATTAACACCATTACCACGTGCAGCTTTAATTGAGAAATAATTACAATCAGAGCAATCAGTTGCTTCTACTATAGCATATCTAGTACCACCAGATCCACTTAACCCACCAAACTTAAGATATTTCTGATTATATGGTGTTGATGATCCAGCTATGTATTGTAATGATGATACTGTTCCTGCTGCTGTATCAACGGCAGATGATACTTTAGTTGAAGCACCAGCACCATTTAACACGTAAGTATATGGTGTCTCAGTATATCCAGCACCAGGATTAATTAATGTAACACCACTAACAGATCCATTTCCTATCTGTACAGTTCCTGTTGCATCAGTTGTTGCACCACCACCACGAACAACAAGAGTTGGTAGTTGTGTTGTTGGTAGTTTAAAATCACCAGAACTTCCAGTACCAGTACCATCAGCAACAATATCAATATCCCATAATAATGTAGTTTGTGATCCTTCTATAATAGGACTACCAGGCAATACTTCAGTTGTAGCTCCTATGTATCCAGTAATTTTACCAACACCAATCTTAGCATATCCAGCACCACCTTTAGATGTTGATCCACTAGTCTGTCCACCTGGATTTACACCAGCACCACCATGACCAACAGTAACTTGTATTGAACCAGGATTACCTAATTGAGTCCATTGAATATCACCATCCCAGAGTCCACCTTGTCCACCACCTCCACCACCAGATGTCCAGTGATCATTATTATATTGAATTTCTAATGTAATGTATCCATCTCCTCTATTAGAATCACCTTTATTTCCTGAATCAAAATATAATGTACGATAAGAACTTATACCTTGCCATGCACCAGCACCACCTTGGTGTCCACCTGAGTTACCAGGAGCACCACCAGGTCCAGCAGATCCACCACCTGACGCATAAGCACCATCACTAGTTGTTCCTCCATTAAATGTAAATCCATCTCTGGCGACACCACCGCCGCCGCCTCCACCGCCACCACCGACACATCCGTAGCGACCACCTGGACCACCTGTTCCTGGACCAATAGGAGAAGTTGCTTCCGCTTGTAAACCTGCACCTTCTGGTGTTCCTCTTCCTGCCTCACATGGACCACCGTCCCATCCAGCAGCACCAGCACCGCCACCACCACCTGCTCCAGCAACGATTATAGATCCTCTTCTTATTATAGAAGCACCACCGCCACCGCCACCGTTTGCCATATAATTATTACCATTATTATCTGATCCCCATCCACCATATCCACCATCAGCACCTAAACTATTTGTACCATTTGTATTAGCAACACCTTGATATTGACCTGTAGTCTCACCACCGTATCCAGCATTGGTTGTTCCTTGACTACCTGGCCAAGCAGTCCAAGCTTGATTATAAAATGTTGCCAACTTAGTTGGATCAGTGATAGTTACTGTAACAAAAGCAGCAGAACCACCTGCACATCCTCCATAGTTAGGATTTCCACCTCTTCCACCTTCTATTGTGAATTGTACCTGTGTAGGTGCATAACCTGAAATTGCTTGGAATCCTGCCTCTGTAGAAAAATTTTTATCTGTACTAGTGCTATCAGTATATGTTCCTGATTGTCCACCAATCTCAAGGTTTATTCCATCACTACCAAATGACATTTGAGCACCATTTTGACCTGCTGGATAACCAAGTCCACCAGTGCCAGGATTGTTAGGATAATCTGCCTTTGGATATCCTATTAATGTTGGTCCATTACCTCCATTACCTCCACCCTGTCCATTAAGATTTCCACCAGGAGTAAATGATCCACTACTTGATGCGTTACCACCAGCACCTCCTTGACCTCCATTTAATCCATTTGCTGCATTTCCTTTCTTTCCACCACCAGCAGTAATGTCAATGATACTACCAACTTGTACTCTCGTTGCAGTACCATCATTACCTGCTGTGGTTCCAGCAGCACCTGATCCACCACCACCATAAATTAAATATCTCATTACAGCAGGAGTACCACCTGTAATATTTCCTAAGTTGATAGAATATGATTGATCAGATCCACTATCATTAGTCCACTCCCACTCATCTGAGAACTCATACACTGCTTCTCCACCACTAGACCATGTTCTACCACCAATGATAGATGTGTTAGCAAACTTCTTAAACTCTGGATCTTTAATAAATGTTTGGAACTCATATGTTCCTGCCCCTGATTCACCAGAAGCAAGGAATTCTAAATCAGCAGCATCAGTAGTAGTTCCACCATCAGCAACTAAAGGATCTTTGAGTGATCCACAACCACCAGCACCACCCTGCCAATCAAATACATCATAAGTTGCTACATCAGTATCAGTATTTGGCTTTCTTAATAGTCCATGCTCATGTGTTAATACTGTATCAACACCCTGTGGATAGAATCTTGATATTCTTCCATTCTGTTCTTTATACTGAACAAGATATCTGTCACCATTTATAGCACATTTATAAACTTCGTCACCAGGAATAGTATGATATACTAAATGAGTATGTTGAGGTGGACCTGATAGTTTGGTCTCTCTCATACTAAGTTGAATTGTTTGTGATCCAACTATAGTACACTCAGTAGTCTCAGTAACATTCTCATATCCAGTAGTAACTATTCTACCAAGAGAGAACAAATCATCTTGAGCATCTTGATCAAGATACCATGCACCACCAGTGTTACCAGTACCCATCTGTGAGTTACCTATATTTGGAGAATTATTACCAAATACAGGACCATTACCAACAATCTTTCTTGCTTTAGTATCAGGTACACAGAATGTTCCCAAGTAAGGTTGTCCAACATAGTTCATCACAGTCTGAGGACTAATACCTCTAACTGTACCTTGACTGATCCTAACTTTAAATGTAGCACCATTACCAGCACTACCACTAACAGTTACAGTTGGTTCACTAGTATATTCTGTACCTACATTAGTAATAGATAATCTTTTAATACCATTAGTAGCAGTAAGTTCTTGAATAGTAGCAAGAGCAGTCGTTCCTGTTCCACCAGGAGCAGAAATAGTTACAGTATCAGTAAGAGCATATCCACTTCCAGGAGTAACTACATCAATACCATTACTTACTACTCCACCGTACTGATTACCAATTATCTCATATAATGCTGGAAAATCATTTATATCATATTCAGTTCCATCACAATATAAGTATCCTTCATGAGTATAAGCAGGGTCATCACCAGTCTGATATGCATCACCACTCTGTTCACTCAAGGTAGGATATGATGCTGCACCTGCCTTAACGTAACTCTGATCGTATGAATTACTTGTCGTTTTAAGATTTGGAACAATAGAACCAATTGGCGTAGTGTCCACATACAAATCTGTTAGAAATCCTTTTCTGTTATTCTTATATGTCTGTGTCATATCTTGATTAAGTATTCCATTACAATGAATGGTTGTACAGCAGAATCTATTGATACAGATGCATCAGCACCAATAGTCATTGTTGTTTGTAGATTATCAGGTTCAATAACAATAGCATTTGTCTTAACCCTATAGTCATGATCTCCCTTAACTATATCTATACGA